CCGCGGACATGGATCGGTTTGAGGTGGCGGTGAGCGAAGCCACGAAGTGGGAAGGGCTGACCGCAGACAAGTCCACAGGCGAGCCGGTCGTCACCGAGCTGTTTCGCGTCTTCGTCCGGTTGAGGCCGAAGGCTGGGCCGAAGGTCTCCGAGCTGGTGGAGGCGATGATCTCGGGGGCCGCCGGCTCCCTTCGTGTCCGCGATTCGCGAACCGCGGACGCAAAGGGCGATCGGCCGTGGGCAGTGCTCGTTATCGCCGACTGTCACTTCGGGAAATACGCATGGGCGAAGTCCACAGGCGAGGCCGACTACGACCTCGACATCGCCGATCGGTTGGTCCGCGAGGCGTCGGCAGAGTTGCTTGACTCGGCTGCGAAATACTCGCCCGGCCGAATCACCGTTGCCGGGCTTGGAGACCTCTTTCATTACGATACGCCCTCGGGGACGACGACCAGCGGGACGCCGCTGGAGCGTGACGGGAGGATCCAAAAGATGATCTCCGTCGGGGCCGACGCCCTGGTGTCGGTTGTGGATCATGCCGCTGACGTGGCGCCGGCCGACGTGCTGGTGGTGAACGGCAATCACGACGAGACACTGACCGTCGCGTTCCATCGCATCCTGGTGGAGCGGTACGCGAAGTCGAAACGGGTTCGCGTCGATGCCGCCTACACGCCGCGGAAGTATCTGACGCACGGCCGGAACCTATTGGGTTTCGTCCACGGGCATCGTGCGAAGAAGCGGTTGCCGCAACTCATGGCCCACGAGGCCGCCGCGGCATGGGCCGCGAGCCCGTACCGTGAGATTCATACCGGCCACCTGCACAACCAGGCGGCGGAATGGTCGCGGCCGATCGAGACGATCGACGGCGTGCTGGTGCGTATAGCCCCGGCGCTATGCCCAGCCGATGACTGGCACGCGGCGAGCGGATTCGTCGGCAGCCGACGAGCGATGGAGTTGTTCATCTACGACCAGGCCGGAGGTTTGCGTGCGATGCACGTCGCCGGGCCACGGCTCGAGATCGGACGGTTGGCGTGACGCTATTGCCCGACGACTACATCGCCCAGGCGAAGTCCGACGCAAGGAAATACCAAGGCCAGTGGACCGGAACGGCCGGGACGCTGGCGGCCCACACGATGCGTTTGATCCGTGAACGAGAGGAGATTTTGAAGATGCTGGAGCAGTCAGCCCCACCCTATGACCCGTCGGTGATCGAGGCAGCATGGAAGCGGTATCGCGAGCGGACCGCCGACGCACCGCAGCGAGTCGTCTACTCCGCCGTGAGGCCGTCGCAGCCGGAGCCGGCCGCAGGTACGACGGCGAAGTTTGGGACCGGAGCCGTCCGATCCGACTCGGTCGAGGAGTTTCGCTACGACCTGGTTTCGCCGATCGGACTCCGCGAGGTGGCGCGGGCCTGTGCCGAGGGTGCCGGCAAGTACGGCGATTGGAACTGGGAAAAGGGAATGCCGGTTCACGACCTCTTGAACCATGCCATCGCCCACATTTTCCAGTTTTTGGAGGGCGACCGATCCGAGCCGCACCTGGGCCACGCCGCCTGGAACCTGCTGGCGGCGATCCACTCCGACAAGCTGTGGCCGGAGATCAACAGTGGGACGCTCCGCGGCCCCGGTTGTACGCGCCCGGACTCTACCTGAACAACCGTACAATGGTGGTAGGAGAGCCGCATGGCCCGCGAGTCGCTATTTCGGACAACGGCCCGGGGCCGGGAGCCGCTGGCGTCGGCAGGCGAGTCAGGAGAACACATTCACTACCAGCCACACCGTCGTGTCGGGGTTGGCTGCATCACCAGTAGGCGGCCCGATGAGCGGCCACGACTGACGTTTTACGAACACCTCGCGATTCGGCTGGGCGTCACGCTGGCCGAAGCGATCCGACTTCACCAATCCGGAAGGATCAACTGATGAGCAAGCCCAAGCCCGACGTTTCGTCTGAGCCAGTCGCCGTAGAGTCGCTGCCCCCTTCGCCAGTCGTCGCAGGTGAGTCGCCTGCCGCTTCCGTGCAGGTTATTTCGATAGGCGGCCCGCCGCCAAGGGCGCCAGTAAACACAGGAGAGACCGCCGATGCCAAATAGCCTCACTGCCGCCGGCACGACGCGGCTGTCGTGGTCGCTGTCCAACTCTGATAGCGCCGCCTCGCAGTCGGCTGGCACCGAGCAGCGGACGACGCGAAGCATCACGAACGGCACCGGCCCTGGGCAGGCCAACGTCGCCCATTCGCAGCGGATCACCTGCACCGGATCCGGCAGCAGTCTGTCGATCGGAGGCTTGGAGATCCAAGCGTTCGGCGTGACCGGCATCCTGGCCATCGGCACGCTCAAAGAGCTGCTGGTGAACGTGGTCTCCGGCCCGACGGGTGGATTCCTAAGTCTCGCGGCCCCCGGCGGCATCACCGGCACGCGGGTGGGTGTCGGCGGTCAGGTGCATTGGGCCGACTACGCCGTCGGCGCCACCGGAGTGGCAGTCTCTCTCTCTGGCGGTCCCACCGGAACGTACACCGTCGATCTCACCATGGTCGGGGTCGGCGTCTACGCCGGGAACGCATGATCGGTCAGGTTAGCGATTCAAAGGCTGCCGCCGATGGGCAATCATCGGTTGTGGACAAGGTCGCCCTGTTCATCGCGAGTGCCCGTGCTGCCACTGTGGACGGCCTGACGTGGCAGGAGTTCGGCGAGCTGATGGTGGCCCTGCTCCACCTGACGGTCGCCGCCCTCGACGCCGTCGGCAGCATGACCGGGGACGAGAAGAAGTCATTCGCGGTCGAGGCCGTCGCCCGGTTGTTCGACGCCCTCGCCGATCGGGCGGTGCCGATCGTCGCCTATCCCGTTTGGATGCTGGCCCGGCCCGCGATCCGGGCATTGGTTCTCGCCCTCGCCGGCGGGGCGATCGAGCAAATCCTGCCACTTGTGAGGCTCGCATGATCCCGACGCTCTTGGTGCTCGCCGCGTTCGCCGCGTGGGCGTGGCCGAATCTGGTTCCGCTGATCGAGAAGGCCCGCACGGCGGTGCCGCCGCTGACGCCACGGCACTACGCCGCCATCGCTCTGGTGGCCGCGGCCGTGGCCTACGGCATGGCTCCGTCGGCCGAGACGCCGCCAACGCCCGCCCCCGACGCTGGCCCGTTGTCCCTGTCGGGGTTGTTCGCCGGCAGCACGGCCAGCGAAGACGCCATCCTGGTCGGTGCCATGTGCCAGGAGATCGCCGACGAGATCGAGTTTGCGTCCGGCAAGCCCGAGGGCTACCTGGCCACCGGCGTCGCCGTCGATGAGTTGCGGCGGCGGGTTCGCGAGTTTCGCTGTCGTGGTATTTCGATAGGCGATCGGCAGCCGGCAGCCAGGGACGCGATCGCCAAATACCTCGAGGCGGCAGTCGGCACCGACGGCGGCCCGCTGACTGCCGAGCAACGATCGGCATGGGTTGCAGCCTACCGCGACGTGGGGAGGGCGGCGACCGATGCGGCGCAGTGATTGGTCATGGTCGGCGATCGCGTTCGTCATCTTCGCGGCGGTGATGGGGACGCTGGTCTCCAGATACGTCTCGCGGCTGGCCGAGCGGGTCGAGAGCAACTTCGGTTATGACCCCAACCCTGAGGGCACGCAGGAGTTTCTCCGCGAGCTGGACCAGCCGATGTTCCGGCAGGCCGGGGCCGAGGTCATAGCGGGGGCGAAGGGCAACGATGCCTACCTCTATCGGTTCGCCGATCGGTGCCACCGGCAGAAGTATGGCAAGCCGTTCGGGCCATGGAACCAGGGGCCGCACGGTTCGTGCGTGTCGTTCGGATGGGCCATGGGATCCTACGTTGGCCAGTGCGTCGATCACGTCACGGGTGGGCTGGCTGAATGCCCGCTGCTGGTAGCCACCGAGCCGGTGTATGGCGGAAGCCGCACGGCCGGCAGGATGCCTCCGGTGACGCTGGCCGGCTACTCCGACGGCAGCTACGGCGGGGCCGCGGCCAGGTGGGTGTCGGGCCGGTGCAAAGATCCGACGGTGGGCGGGATTCTATATCGGCAGAAGTATGGCGACGTTGATCTGTCGTCCTATTCGATCGCCCGGTCGCAGGCGTGGGGCAACGCCGGAGTTCCCAAGCCGCTGGCCATTGAGGCCAACAAGCACACCGCCAAGGCGGTCGCCCTCTGCGAGGACTGGGATTCGCTCGTGGCGGCGCTGGAGTCGGGAATGTGCGTCCCGGTATGCAGCAACGTCGGATTCGCCAGCGGCGATCGAGACGCTGACGGGTTCTGCCGAAGGGCTTCGACCTGGAACCACTGCATGGTCGCGATTTCCGTGAAGTACGCGAAGAACAACGGGCCGGGTTCTCCAAA